AAGGCATCGGACGCGAAGCTACAGCAGCTAATAGAGATAATGCTGAAGCAGAACTAGAGTATGACCCAGCCAATCCGAATCTGTACTGTGATTTAAGGGAATGGCGCATGTTAGAGCTAGTCAACCCGCCCCAGTATCGCCACTGCATCGCTATGGAGTGGATGCGTTATAACTATCGGCAATGCGAATATGGCGCTCAAATTTATGTGCAAAACACCATGTCTCGCGTGTTGGGTACGGCTCATCAACTTGATGTAGAGCTATTGTCTTGGGATCTTGTTAAGCCCAAAGCTGTAAGAACACAGGCGGTTAAGAAAAAGCGGAGGCTGTGATGGAGATAGCGCCGTTCCCGAACAGCGTAAATGTGCCGCACCACGGCATCGACCAATTGCGTAATAGCTATCGCGTTGACCAAATATCTCGCAATACAACCAAAGAGATTGCAGCGATAACCCGTTACAGCGAATTTGTTTACGAATACCGCAGCGGTGAGATACATACCTCAACACTCAAAGTTTTACGACAAGACTTTTTGGATCTTGAAGTATGAGCATGATGATCTTTGTTTTGATTATTCTTGAGCGGGGCCAGCCCACAGGCGAAGAGTTTTACTTTCAAGAGTTGACAAGCTGTCTTGAGTACAGCAACGCGCTCAATGCACAGTCTGTCGGTAGCATTAACCAACTTCTAAGCAACAACCGATACTTTTCTACCTATTGTGCAGTGAGAGAAATCCCAACAGCAGATGCAGGTAATAAGATATTGTTCCGTGATCCAAAGAAGGCAGCGTCCGAATGAAAGCAAAAATGGTTTTAGTCATGGTAGTTGGGCTTATAACCTTGCTTGCTGTGATTGTTATTGGTGATTTTTACATTGCCATCAAAGAAAACAAATCACCTGATGAAAGCGTGATCTCTCTGCTTCAACACGCTATCGTGGGGTTTATTGGTGTCATTAGCGGCTATATAGCGGGAAAAGACAATGAGTCCTAAAAAGTTACAGCCAAAAAGCCGATACGATTCATTAGACCTAGATAACGATGGAGTTGTCAGTGATGACGAAATTGAGAAAGCTGATCGCATACTTGAGATGGAGGTCGCTGAAGAAAAGGCTGATTCTCAACGCCGTATGGCTTGGGCATGCCTTCTATCGGTTATCATACTTACAGTTCTCCTTGTCTCTCCGTTTGTGGCAGAAACTAGAGTCAGCGCGTTGTCGGATCTGGTCGGACTATTCTATATAAGCATGGCTGGGGTGATTGGAGCGCATATGGGTGTACAAGCTTGGATGAGCAGAAGGTAAGTGAAGAGCGAAGAGTTACGTTACGTTGCGCCCGTTGCAAAAAGAAAGGAGGCGTTATGGACTTTGTGCATCTTAAAGTAAAACTACTTTGTCCAAAGTGCTTTGCTAGATATAGTGGGTGGGCCTAATTGATGCATAAAGTGTTTAAACGGTGTGTAAATGACATTACAACGATTTAATTTTAAGCCCGGAATCCATAAGGAAGGAACTGACTACAGCAATGAAGGTCATTTTTTTGATGCTTCATTTATAAGATTTAGATCAGGATTTCCAGAAAAGGTTGGGGGATGGACAAAAAAATATATAAGTTCGTTTGTTGGAGTATGCAGAAAAATAAAACAGTGGGCTGCTAATGATGGCCTTAGATTTATTGCATTAGGCACAACAAAAAAAACATACATTATTTCAGGTAACACATTTATAGATGTTACTCCAATTAGATCTACAACAAGTGCTGGGGATGCAACATTTGCAGCATCAGACGGGTCATCAACTCTTACGGTGACAGAAACTGGTCATGGTGCAGCACTAGGTGATTTTGTGACATTTAGTGGCGCGGCAACTTTAGGCGGTTTAATTACTGCGGAAGTGCTTAATCAAGAGTATGAAATTGCATCTATTACTTCTGCTAATGCATTTACTATTACAGCTAAAGATACCACTGGTAGCACGGTAACTGCTAATGCTAGTGATTCTGGCAATGGTGGAGGCTCTACTGTAGCGGCGTATCAAATTAATATTGGATTAGATGTTGCTGTTCCGGGTGGTGGTTGGGCATCTGGCCCATGGGGTGATGGCACTTGGGGTACAGCCGCTGGAAATACTGTGGCTAATAGTTTAAGACTTTGGTCGCTTGACAACTTTGGCGAAGATTTATTGCTTAATGCTAGGTTAGGAGCAATATTTTTATGGGATAAAACTAATACAACTACAAGAGCAAAAGAGCTATCAACAATAACAAATGCATCTAACCCTCCATCAGAGGTTTTGCAGATTGTTGTGTCAACACAAGATCGGCATGTTCTTGCTATTGGTTGTAATCCTATTTTTGAGTCTAATCTAGATCCGATGCAGATTAGATGGTGTACTCAAGAAAATGTATTAGATTGGACACCAAGAACAACTAACACTGCTGGAGACTTAAAGCTATCAGTTGGTTCTACAATTGTTGGTGCTTTGAGGGGCCGTCAAGAAGTAGCTATTTGGACAGACAATGCTTTGTATAGCGTTCAATTTGTTGGTGCGCCTTTCGTGTTTAAGGCAAATCTTATTACAGATGGCGTTAGTCTGATTTCACCTAATGCTGCTGTGACTGCAAACAACGTTATATTTTTTATGGATCGCGGTAATTTTTATGCATATGCAGGTGCAGCAAAAGTTTTGCCATGTACTGTACGCCAATATGTATTTGATGATTTTAATGATATTCAATCAGAGCAAGTAACGGCATTTGCTAATACTGCGTTTAATGAAGTTGGATGGTTTTACCCATCATCCGGGTCTACAGTGCTAGACAAACAAGTTGTTTACAATTATGCAGAAAATGTTTGGTCAATTTCTGATTTAGCTAGGGATGCTTGGGATGATGCTGCGGCATCGTCTGATAATCCAATAGCGGTAAAAACAATAAATGATGCTGGTTATGTGTACTCGCATGAGGTTGGATATGATGATGAAGATCAGCCATTAACAGCATTTATTGAAACTGCTGATTTTGATATTGCAGATGGTGATCATTTTGCATTTGTAAGAAGGTTGTTGCCTGACTGTAAGTTTGTTGGCGGCTCAACAACACCAGAGCTAACGTATACAATAAAAACAAGAGACAATGCTGGCGGGACTATTACAGCAGAAAGCACTACAGCAGTTACGCCATCATCAGAGTTTGCTATGGCAAATGTCCGAGCAAGAGCGCGACAAATAAGAGTTCGCATAGAAAGCACTGATGTTGAAAATGGTTGGCGACTTGGTGATGTACGTCTTGATGTAAGGACAGATGGAAGACGATGAGTACACGATCATCTAGTGGAGCAGAATTTAGACTGCCTTTGGAGCTGCCACCTACTGAGTATTCAGAAGAGTATCAAATAAGACTTGTCAATCAATTGCGGATTGTTTTGGAATTAATTCCTTCAAAAGCAGATGTGGAAGATAGCTCGCAAGCTATTTCATGGTTTATGTCGTAATGCCACAAACATATCAAAATGTAGTAAAGACGCTTACTGGCACATCGGTAACGGATATATATGAGTGCCCACAAGGGGCAACAGCTATACTTAAAACAATAAGTGCGCTTAATACAAATGCATCAAATCCAGCAACGCTTATCGTTCATGTGTACGATAGTAGTGCAGATGCATTGTTTGAATTTAACACTGGGTCTGTAGCGGCTGTCACAAGGAAACCATACCTTGAAAATGGCGAAGTTATTGTCCTTGAATCAAAAGATAAGTTACGCATGACAGCGGGAACAGCTGATTACTTTGATGTATTTGTTTCCCTGCTTGAGATAACATAGCGTTTAAACATACAGAGGTTGGTATGAACAGTAACTTCAGACAACAGCCCCCCTTTCCGCTAAAGAAGCAAGCAGAAGCTATTGCTAGCAAAGGGCGGTTTGGCGACTCAACATTAGTTCATATGAACCCCATGGAGGTTGATGTATTACGATCAATGACTCCAAACAATCAACTGACGATTAACCCTGATACCGGACAACCAGAAGCATTCCTTCCGTTGTTATTGGCATTAGGCGGCGGGTTGCTTGGAGCAGCCGCTCCTATCGGCGCTTTGGGTGCGCTTGGCGGTTCTGTTGGCCTTGCTGCATTAGGGTCTGGGATTGGTACAACTATTGAAACTGGCAGCTTAGAAGAAGGCATTAAGGCTGGCTTGATAAGTGGAGTTCTTGGTGGTGTTGGTGGAAGGTTGTTTGAAGGTTTTGGCGCAGCCAAAGATGTTGCTACTGGTGTAGGACAAGCAACAGGGCAAGTAGGAACAGAAGTTGGTAAGCAGACTGCTGCTGAGATAGCTAAAACTGTTGGCACTGAAAACTTAATTACAAGCACAATACCTTCTGCAATTCCTACAACAGCAGCTCAGTCAACAGCCCAGATGTTGGCACAAGAAACCGCTAAATCAGCCGCGCTGCAACCAGCAGTAACAGCAGGGGCACAGGAGGCAGTCAAGCAGAACATAGGACAAAGACTTGCTTCTGGGTTAGCTGAAGCGACTACTGGAGATCTTTTAGGCACAGCGGCAGCGGGTATTACTGGTGAGGCTATGACAGATCAGTTTAATCTGATGAACATGCCGCCACCTAAACAGGAAGAAAAAGAACCATTTTATGTCCCTGTAACGCCTGATGATCGAGGTGTTAGGTTTAGACGATCTAACACTGATCCAGCAGGAACTAGCGAGTTTGATTATTTTTCTAATCCCTTTACATACTCAACGGGTATGAAAGAGGGCGGCGTTGTAGGCGACAACGTCCGTGGATTGTTTCGTGGTGGGCGAGCATCAGAAGGAGATGTTGAAGCGCAGATCCCTGCAAACTACGATCCATTGAATCCAACTGGAAAATACAGGCCATTATCAATGGCTACGCCTAGTTATTTTACTGATCCAATGGGAACAGCTGCTAAAGCAGCAGCAGCGGCATCAGATCAATTAGGGCTAACTGATCCATTAGGCAATAGACAATTTACTTTGCGAGATGTTGTAAACACTCAGCAAATTTATACACCTAGAGCAGATAGTCCAGCAATTACATTAGGCTCGCGTGGGTTTGCAGATGCGCCTGTAATTGATTACAACCAAAGATTGTTGGGAGATGCTACTAGAACATTTACAACTCAAGAGCAAATTGAGAACCCAGACTATGACCCTAATGCTGTGGCTGCTAGCACTACAACT